ATGGCGCAACGAGTTCGCGATTGGCGTACATGCAGACAACATCTGGCTACGAATCGACCCACCGCACGAGGCACCCCAATGACCACCCCGCCCCTGTCCCCCGCCGCTCAGGCGGTGCTGGATGCCGTAGATAAAGTCTGCGTCAATGTCTTTCTGCTTACTCGCCGCGACGTTGCCGCCGCCGCCATCCGCGCCCTGGTGGAGCAGGTGGTGCCATACATGGCCGAGCCCTATTGGGACGCGTCCAGCTGCCACTGCGACATTGAACTGTACACAGATAACCAGCGTATCCGCGCCCAGCAACTCGCCATCGCCGCCGAGCTGGACGGCGGGGCGGGCGCTCCAGCGGGGGCATCGTGAAACAAAAAGTGACTACCCCCCTAACAGTTGATTGTGCCCGGTGCAACACACCGCCTAGCCTTTGGGAGGATTTTGACTTCCGCGATACTTGGCAAATTAGATGCCTTAACTGTGGCTGCTCAACCAAGTTTTGCGGCACGAGACATCGCGCCATATGTCGATGGAATAACGCCCAAGCCCGTATCGCCGCACAAGACGGCGGGGCGGGCCAGCACCCCACCCACGGAGACCCCCAATGAATGAAGAAACCTACCTTATTGCGCAGATCCAAATTATAGAAAACGAATACCTCAAAGTCCTACAGCCTCTTTTAGACCGCTTGACTGAAATAAGGATCGTGCAACCACCGCCGCCGTCCCTTGTCAGAGCCGCAATGTACGAAGAGTCCTTAGCCCGGGAGATTGGGCAACCTGTTGCATTGGAAGCACTTAACCGCACGATGGTTGTGTGCCCCATCTGCGGCAACAAGCGCTGTCCACATGCCACCGATCCAGCGTTGCCCTGCACCGGCAGCAATGAACCGGGCCAACCCGGCAGCATCTACACCGCCCAACCCACGGAGACCCCATGAGCAGCCCCAATCAATCCGCAGCCATCGCCCGCCTCTCGGCATTTGTTGCCAGCTACGCCGACATGCGGGGGCTGGATCCTGAATACGTGTATTCAATCCATGCCGCCCCCGGCGGCCGATCCGATCACATCAGGATCAGCGACTTGCGCACACTGCTGGCGATGGCCATCGCCACCCCCACGCCGTTGCCGGCCGCGCCCGACTGGAGGGCGTTGTGCAAGGAGCTGCGGGACGCCTACCAAAGATCGGAATATCACCCCGGCGACTATTTTCCTTTTACGGATTCTCTGATCAACCGCGCTGACGCCGCCCTAGCCACCCCGCCGGCCCCACCCCTGGAGCCCCGTGGCTGCCCGACGCCTGGGGCCTGTAGCTGCCCTGCCGGGGCGATAGTGCCGCCGGAGCTGATTCGGGCGCTGGAGCTGGCGGAGGCAGCACTGGCGGACATCGGCGACGCGGACCGCGAGCCGGGTGATGACATCGCGTGGGCCGAGCATCGCGCCGCCGAGGATCTGCCTCGCGTCCGTCACGCGCTGCTGACCTGGCGCGAGCACGCCACCCCGCCGGCCGCCACCCGCGAGGCGGGGCCGCTGCCGCAGGCGGGGGCGGAGATCAGTGATGAGGAGCTAATAGCGCTTGGGGACAAGATCATGGGATACGTTGCGGACCCAGTTGATAGTCAAGAGATGGTCGAGTACGGTCGCGCCGTGTGGAACCGCGCCGTGCTTGCCCGCTGGGGCGGCGCTGCGGTGCCGGTGCCGGTGAGTGAGCGGCTGCCGGAAACCAGCGACACCATCCACCCAACGGGGGAGTGCTGGTGGTTTGAGCCTGCCGCAGATGGGGCCTGGTATTTCGACACTTACCAGGGCAATTACACCCACTGGCTGCCCAGCTGGGCGCTCCCGGTGCCCGCCGCCGACAAGGGGGAGGTGCAGCCATGAACATCAAGTACGTTGTTCACAGGTACGCGGCACAAATCGACGCCTACAAATGCACAAAGGAAACCGCCTCCTTTGTATGGCTTACGGGGGTTTACTCCGATAACAGCCTCACCCAAAAGAAAAAAGATGGCGATGTGTTTGACACATGGGAGGCGGCACACGCCGAACTGACCCGCCGAGCTGAGACCAGACTGAATGCGGCACGCCGCGAGCTGCAGCTAGCCCAGGACTTTGCCGGTAACGTGCGGGGCATGAAGCCGCCAGAGGGCGCGGGGGAGGAGGTGGAGTGATGTTCAGCATCAGACAGAAAAGGCTTATTGCAGATCGGGTACAGCGAATCCTGCGGGAGACGGGACACCCGGAACTTCCAACCGGAGAGATCACCTTCCACCTGCACGTAGAAGGCGCGGAGTCGTGGTCTTGGGCGGACATCCGCAACAACGGGGCGATTGCTGCGCCCACTGCCAATCCATGGAACGAAGCGCAGGATCGCGCCGCCGCGGGTGACTGTTAAGAACCACAACAACCGCACCGCCGTCCCCATTACACCCGCCTAGACTCCCCTCACACACGAGCCCACCCCATGCTGAAAAACGACCGCTGGCTCCAGGATGAGGGCCTCTTCGGTCTGGTCAAACCTTTCGTGCCGGAGCTGGTGCGGGAGGTGCAGCTTGACCGGGGCCCAGCACTGCACTTCTGGCGCACCGTGCCTGCCATCTCCTACGGCTGCTCCTCCTACGGCTACGACTTACGCCTATCACCAAAGGAGTTCCTGATCTTCCGCCACATCCCCGGCACCGTGATGAACCCCAAGCGGTTCAACCCTGCAAACCTCGAACCCGCAGAGCTGCACAATGACGAGGATGGTGACTTCTTCATCCTCCCCGCCCACACCTACGGCCTTGGGGTGGCACTGGAGCACATCAACATGCCCCCCAACATCACCGGCCTGTGCATCGGCAAGAGCACCTACGCCCGCCTCGGCATCATCGCCAACATGACCCCCGTAGAGGCCGGGTGGAGCGGCCACCTCACCCTAGAGTTCAGCAATTCAAGTGGTGCGGACTGCCGCATCTACGCCAACGAAGGTATCTGCCAGCTCCTCTTCTTTGAAGGCGAGCCCTGCGAAACCACCTACCAAGATCGCTCCGGCAAATACCAGAATCAACCCGAATCCGTCACCCCCGCAAAAGTGTGAGCTTCGCCCACACATAACCACCGCACACACCTCCATGACACACTGGCAACCGATTGAAACCGCCCCCAAAGAGTTGGGCAACGTCATCCTCGGGCGTCTAGGACCGCACGACCCGTACGAAATCGCGGCTATCACATTCTGCATCGACAATTGGCACCGGGGATTCTGGCGAGTCGTACTCCCATCTTCCATAGCCAACCAGCTATATGCGGATGATACGCCCCACCTCTGGAAAATAGAAACCCGGTGGGCCCCCACCGAATGGATGCCGCGGCCATGAGTTACACCTACGTCGGTCGGGTGTACGACCTAGCAGTCTCCCTAGGTTTCGCCAAGTGGAAAGTCCGCATCCACTGCACGAACCCAAACACCGAGGTATTCGTACGCCTCAAAACAACCAACACCTACATCCTCAACCAGCTCACCACTCTCCGAGATGGCGCGCTCATCGAAGTATCCGCCACCCCCAGCCCCGCCTCCGCCCCCGGCGAGCCCTACACCGTCACCCGCCTCACCGTCCTGAACCCCGCCCTCGCAAAGCCATGACCTACCTACTCTCAGCCTACATCTTCATAGGCGTGTGCTACGCGACCGCCACGTGGATCGCCGTGAGCACCAACCCATCAAACAAGAAGCTGATGGATGACTTCAACAGGGAGCCTATCCTACTCAGAAGTATCGCCCTTCTAGCATACGCCCTACTCGGCCTTGTGTGGCCCTTCTCTATAACCGTAAAACTATTTGTCCGCTTCATCCGCAAATGAGCACACCCCGCAGCGCGCAACTCGCAATCACCTCAGACTACGGCCGCATCGGCCCCTTTTGGTGGATCAACAGTGATCAGCAGATCCGCGAGATGCGCGGCCCGATCTACTTCGCCAAGCTCATTAAGTGGGGCACCTTCGGCCTCGGCCCCGATGCCGTCGTCAGCTACCTAGTCATCGATCACCACCTGTCCTAAGCACCCCCATGCCCAACCAACCCTGGTCGAAAGGCCACGTCCCCGAGACCCTCACCGCCGCCCTCCTCGCCCCCGCGGAGCAGCGCGACGCAGCCTTCCGCGCCATCGCCCTGCAGGGTCGCTCGCGCCTCGCCAGCCCCCGCTTCGGCGTCCTCCCTTGGCCCGCCTCAGCCCGCGGCCTCACCCCATTCCCCGCCGACGACAGCGCCCAAACCGCTGCCGAACTGGTGGAACTCACCACCCTCCTAACCCGCGTCGCCGACACCCCCTTCCGCAACATTCGCAACACGTTCTGGTCGCAAGGAAACCCCCTAGACGGCCTCAGCGAAACTCTCCTCGGCCCCACTAGACCGCCGTCGGTCTTCCGCCCCGAGGAGCAGACCGCCCCCGAGCCCTACATCAGCCAGCTCCTCCTCCTGCCCGTCCCCATGGGCGCCATGAAGGCCGAGCAGCGCTACACCCTCCGCACCGGTGCCTACGGCGTCACCCCGGAGACCCGCGCCGCCATGCTGCGTGGTTCGCCCACCGAGGCCCAGCGCTACGGTGAGTCGGTCTACATCCACACCCCCCGTGCCCTGGCCTCGGCCATGCACCAGGACCCGCCCTACCTGATGGGTCTCCACGCACTCCTAATTCTGCAGTCGTTAGGAGTTCGCCCCAGCTCCCTCTTCCCCGCCCTCCCCGCCGAAGCCGGCTTCACCTCCTACGGCGGCCCCGCCTTCGCCCAGTGCCTCCTCGCCGAGGCCAGCGATCGAGCGTTCCGCGACTGCTGGATCGTCAAGTACAACCCCGACCCCCAGCAACGCCGCGCCCGCCCCGAGGAACTCCTCGCCACCCCCGAGCGCCTCCACCCCCTCTGGCACGAGCGCGGCGCCCCCCTCCTCTCCGAGTGGAACGGCCACCTCCCCCTCCCCATCGCCGAGGGCTCCCCCCTCCACCCCTCGTGGGTCTCCGGCCACGCCGCCACCGCCGCCGCAGAAGCCGTGATCCTCATGGCCCTCATCGCCGACAGCCCCTGGCCCGGCGTCCCCCTCCAGGCCAGCACCGATGGAACGGCCCTCGTCACCGCCAACACCACCGCCCTCACGATCCACCGCGAGATCCGCAAATGGGTGTGGAACAAGTCGTTCGGCCGCGTCGCCCTGGGCGTCCACTACCGCTCCGACATCACCGCCGGCCTCCTCCTAGGTCAAGCCGCCGCAGTCCAACTCCTCCAAGAGGCCAAAGCCGCCTCCCTCGAACCCTGGGGCACCACCGCCTTCATCGGCTTCGACGGCCAGGTGGTGACCATCAAGTAACCATCAAGTGACCTAGCGCCGCGGCAGCTTCAAGTGGTCCAGGATCCTCTCAATCTCCCGGTCCTGCCTGTCGTCGTGGCGCTTCCCTTCCACCAGCTCCTTGTCCTGCCGGGTATCAACCCCCTTCTTCTCCTCAATCTGCTTGCACACCTCGCGCAGCGTCACCTCCATCTTCTGGAACGAGCTGACCATCCCACTCCCCGCCCCCAACGCCCACCCCACCACAGCCGTCACAGACCCCACAGCAATCTGCCCAGCCCATCCCGGGCCGCCCTGAGATCCGCCGCCATTAGCACGAGTCATGGCGCCATGCTAGCGACTGCGCGATTGTTAAGAAACACAACAATCCGCAGCCGCCACCCCCGCCCCCCATGCAATACTAGGCTCACAGGGAACAAGCCCTGCCACACCACCGCACCCAAACCATGACCACAAAAGTTGTCATCAACCGTTGCTACGGCGGTTTCTCGATAAGTAAAGCCGCCTGCGAAGAGCTAGGTAAGGAATGGGACGGCTACGGCTACTTGTTCGACCGAGATCAAAGAACCGACCCCGCCTTGGTGGCGTGTGTCGAAAAGCTGGGCGAAGCTGCCAACGGCGTTCATGCCAAATTAACCGTCGTCGAGATACCCGATGGTGTCAAATGGGAGATCTCGGAATACGACGGCATAGAGACAGTAGCCGAAGTCCACCGCACGTGGCCCTAATCGAAGTGCTCCGCAACCCCACCGCACCCAAACCACCACCGCAACCCAACTATGCCAACCTGCTACGCAATCACCCGAGGAGATTACTCCGACTACCGCGTATGCGCCGTGTTCACAACCGAGGAACTAGCCGAGTCAGAATGTTCTATGTACGGCGCCGAAGCCCGCGTAGAGGATTTCCCTTTAGATCCTGTCCTCCCCAAACCTCCGGCGGGAATGCAAGGCTTCTCCTGTTATCAAGACTGCGCCACATGCCCATTAAATGTGTATCAGCACGACGGTTGTGATATGCCTGAAGACCTAATAGGCGTGGTACAAGCCTTCGGCCGAAGTGCGCTCAAGACTATACTCTGGGCCCGCGACGAGTCGCACGCTATCAAGATCGCCTCCGAAAAGTTCGCCCAGTATCGCGCCATTCAAGCGGGGGTGGCATGACCGCAGACCGAACCAAGGCCCTACAGCTTGCCGGTGAATTGGCCAATGCTGCCCGCCCGGTGTGGCACGTCATCACCAACAACGGCGAGCTGCACCTCCATGCTCCCGACCGCCGCGAGGCCATCCTGTGCGGCCTCGAACTCCTCGGCCCCCACGCCCACCTGATCCGCTGCTCCCTCCTGGAGCAGTGGGCCTAGTGTGCTAGAGTAGTCGAGCACAGCCACGACCCACGACCCATGACACACAACACCCCTACCCAATGGTGCCGGGATCCCCTTCCCGCCGAGGCCCGTGGGTGGTACGCATTCAAACGCCTATCAAGTTTCCGTTCTAACGCACGCGCAGCCGTACTCGAAGTACATAGCGACTTTGCAGGAGTTCTCGAATTGTGCGGTATCGCGCCTGATGGTGCCGGTCATGCTGGCCCGTTTGACTCAGCGGAGGAGGCATGGGCCTTCGCGCACCATGCTCAGCAAGAGCCCACAGGCAAGGCGCCTGCGGCACCACAACGCCCCCGCCTTGACCTCCTCCCCACCGCCCCCCTAGAGGAAGTGGCTCGGGTACTCGCCCACGGCGCCGAAAAGTACGACCCCTACAACTGGTGCAACGGCACACGATGGGGCCGCTGCTACCGCGCTCTGCTGAGCCACGCCTGGGCCTGGTGGCGCGGCGAGGACACCGACCCCGAGTCCGGCCTCTCCCACCTCGCCCACTGCATCTGCAACCTCCTATTCCTGATGGAGTACCAGCGCAACGGGTGGGGCGAAGACGACCGCTTCCGCGGCCCCACCGGCGCCGCATTCAAGAAGAACGACGGCCTTCGCTAGTGGATCGCACCGACGCCCTAGCCGCCCTGCGCCGCTCCGAGCTGGTACGTGACGACAGCGGCCCCACCCGCGTCTACCGCGACCCCGCCGGCAACGTCTTCAACTCCGTCACCACCATCCTCGGGGCCACCGCCGACAAAACCAACCTCGAAGGGTGGGTCGCTCGCCAAGACCGCATCTACGGCCCCGGCGCCGCCGCCCAGGACCGCACCGTGGCCGCCACCCGCGGCACCCAAGCCCATTCACAGGCCGAGTACCTCCTCAAGACCGCAAACAAGGTGGCTCGTGCCACCGCAAACCGCCGCGGCGTCCTACGCATCGACGCCCACGGCCTCCCCCACATCCCCACACCCATCTTCCGCTGGGCAATGGAGCGCACCCTCCCCAACCTCCCCCCGGTGTCGCTCAGCGCCAAGGGCTATGCCCGCGGCCTCACCGAGTGGATCGCCGGGAACGTTACCCAATGCCACGCCAGCGAGTTCGCCATTCACCACCCCGCCGGCTTCGCAGGCACCGCCGACGCCCTCCTCTCAGTGGTGCCCACTGACGAGATCGAACTAGGCGCCCCCCTAGTGGTCGATTTCAAGACCTCCGCCAACCGGCGCAGCCCCGCCATGCTGGCCGACTACACCCTCCAGCTAGGCGCCTACTCCCTCGGACTGGAGCATCTCACCGGCCTCCGCCCCGCCGGTGCCCTCATCGTGGTGGCACGCCGCGTCGGACCCCCCGATCTCACATTCATAAGTCGATCGGACCTCACCATCGTCGAGGCCGGCTTCCTAGCCCGCCTCGACGCATTCAAGGCCATTCAGGGCAAGGCCCAAAAATCGCATTCATAGCCGTATTTTGCATTCATAGGGATGCCATGGCCCGCGATGGTTCAGTCTGTGCGGGCGCCGCGAAAACGAGAACCGTTCTCACTCCCAGGTGATACTGAGAATCATTCTCAAACCGCAGCGGCGCACAAGAAAGGCCCCCACGGTCAAGCGTGGGAGCCTACGGGTGACGGGGGCCTAAGGGTGGTTCAGTCTGTCCGGCCCGTTAGCACGTTATTGCGGTCGGTCTTGTGCGTTTGGCAAACATGCGCCGCACGTTCAAAGGTGTGGCAGCATCCTATAGCCTCTCCGCAAAATCTAGGGCAGTACATAGGAACACTGTAGCCACAATACTCTAGGTTGACTGTATAGCGGGCATCGGAGCGTACAGGGCGCCACACTTGACCGGCGTGGTCGGCAGTATCAGCAGACATAGGAAGGGTGGGGGAATGTTGGAAGGGTGGGGAGTCTCTCCTCTCACACATTAGCACCGTTGGCGGGCAATGGCGCACCGGTGCGCAGCAGAAAACCCCGCAGGCTCACAGAGAACCTACGGGGCAGGGGATGGAAGGGGCAGGCTTACCCGTTAAGGTACGTCATCACGGCTTTTCGCGTCGGTTTAATTCCCACGGCGCGGCAGGCTCGGCGGATGCCTTCCCCTTCCATACTGGCCGTCCCCTTGGATAGCGCTTGTACCATATCGCGCGCAAGGTTGGCCGGTGTCGTGCGCGTTCCGACGAAACGGTAGTTTGCGTTACACTTAAATAACTCAGTGTACGCTTCTAGCAAGTGACCGTGAAATGTGGCAGTAGGATCAGACATTAGGAAAAGGTGGATAGGGGAACGATGATGAGAGACTATGCGGCAGAAAGCAAGGTAACCAATACATCCCGACAGGCTGTAGGTGGATACCTATAAACGCTGATCAGTCCCCTACGCTCTAGGGAATCTACGATACGGCGATTCTCTGCCGTCCGGTAGTTAAAATGTACCGGCTTGCCAGCGCGCACGAGAAAGGCTATGGCGCGTTGTTGTAGGGGTCCTAGTTTCATGGGAAGAACCGGCAGACAGCCGGGCGAAGGGTGGATCAGGCTTGCGGTTTTTGCGCGTCGGGATGCAAGAAGGCGTATTGCTGATCGCAAAATGTATACAGGGCATCCTGAGCCACCTTGCGAGACTCAACCAAGAATGTTATGCGCTGCTGGACTTTCTCCAGTTCTATATCTATCTCAGCTAGGCGCGCTAACATGCAACCAATAGCACCGGAGTAACCACCGGAGCCAGAAAGATCCAAACGGCCAAAAGAATCGTGGTCGATACGATCACACCACGGATAAGGAGGTTTCGTAAAGTTTGCCATAGTGTGTTTGCGGTGAGAAAACGAGAAAAGCTAGGTTAGCGTGCCAGGCTAGGTGTGGGTACTGCCATCGGCACGCATGGCACCGTATAACTTACAGAGCGGTAACATACCGTACAGTGTTACAGTCTTACCGCTACCATCATCCTCTGCCATAAAAGCAGCTTGCCGCAGTAGGGTTAATACACCTTGTTCTTTGATAATACTCCACTGTGCTAGTTTGGATAGTTGGGCATCGGTGAGAACCTGAAATGCTTCGCCTAAATGGCCCGTTTGGTTTAAGAGTGGTTGACGGTAGCGCATGGTTGTTTGCGGTGAGAAAATGAGAAAAGCTAGGTAGGGCCTGAGTTTAGTTGTGAGACAGGTTTAGAGCCTGTATCACGAGGATAAGCGCTGCAGCACGTTAAACCAGCGCAAGGCAGCCTTGCTGTCATCATTCGAGACAGCCGCCGCATATTGGCGCTCCGCTTCCGCTGCTAAGTCGATGCCTCCGCTATCGGTGCGAGCAATATCGGCGGGCTGAGGCTCCCCGGTGCCAAGCAAAGCGCGGGCGATGGTCCGGTACGCGGTGGCGCGACTGACACCGAAAAAGGTCTGCAGCGATTCCGCTACTTCCGGCCTACCGTCGCCGTTTGCCAAGCACCGTGCGGCAAACTGTGCCGCTGTCTCCGCGGTACGGTCGGCCATCATAATTCCGGCAGACTGGGCACAAGGGGGGAAGGATCGGCGCCAGGCCATGGATATGGTTCGCGGCGCCATTGTTGATCCGGCGGAAGAAGCGGTAACCCCGTGAACTCTGCCAAAGTGGCACAGTCGAGACTGTTTGCGGCATCCCGAAAGTTGAAGGTGGGCCCGTCGCTCCCCGCGATGGTATCCCACGGCAGCCAGTCGGCGATTTGCTGCCATAACGTGTCTAGCTTCGCTTCTTCGATTGTGTCTAGTATCTCATCCGCCCAATAGCTATCGGCGGAGTCTGGAGCATATTCCGCTAATGCTTTTTCTACAGTGGATCGCCAGTCGGAACGGCCCCAGCTTTCCCACGCTTCTGTAGCTTCCTCGTGTTCTTTTTCGCTTAGGGCCTCCTCGTCCAGTACCGGATAATCCGCTAATGCCGCGGCCATATCATCGGCCGTTTTTAAAGCCGCCGTATCGGTTTCATGGATGATGAATAAAGAATACCAGCCGCAAGCCCAATGATTAAAAGTATGTTCGCCGCTTTCCTCGTGCTCAATAAGCGCGTCCAGTTCTTCTAGCATAGTCTCCCAATTTGAGAGAGTTAGCGCGTCCGCTGTGTCGCGGGTGATACTGCAAGGCGCCACGTAGAAGTCTGATAGGTCTTCCCCTATGTAGTTTGTTCGCGTTCCCGTAGCAGGATCGGCGCTACTCCAACGCCGCAAGTTTTCAGGTTGATAAAGGTCCGAGTGTGTCACGGTTTGGTTTGCGGTGGGGTAGGTTTAATTCAGCCAGCTTTTAACGCGAAACCTTCTTCCGTTGATAACGGCCCATAGGTTCCCGCGCCATACGTTATGGCAGCTGAGATAGTAACAGTTTGTTGATACCTTGCGGAATCGACGGCCGTTACAGTCGGTCCCGGTAAGTACAAACGTTTCGGCAGAGTCTAGGAGAGTCTGAAGATCCATTAGGGGTGCGCAAGTGTGCTAGTGGTAGCTCAGAAATCTACAGCATAGAGAGTAGGAGAAATTTGCATAACATAGCGAGGAACGGTGTTGGTTAATCCTGCCTTGGCGGCCCATCGTACGGCTGCCGCTATGGGTCCGTCCGTATAGGACCCGTAGGCGATCCCCCTTTCGTAGTGTTTCGCTTGCCATCGTGATGGCTTGTGATCGGTGGCGCCCATATACTTAACCAGCACGGCATGATCGCCATTTGTGCGCAGACTGCAGCCGTTCCAACGTTCCATTAGGGGTCCGTCAATTCCGGCCTCGCTGCAGACCGTCAGCGCACCCTGCAGCCATTCGTAACACTCCGACGCGCTAAGGTTACTGGACAGCCTGTTTATTGCCCCATGCGCATTATCTATACTATGGACGGCATAACCGTATGCATCGTGGTTAATATGAATGTTCCCGATTTGCGCTTGTCTGCCAATGTACGGGCTGTCCGGCCGGCCTAGGTTTCGAGAGAGAATCCTAGCCAGGTTGTCGAGAGTCTTAGCTGTGACGCGGTGAGCCATGGTTTGGGGTCTCTTGCGGTGGTGGGGATGCTTGCTATATTGGGTTAGGTGGGAAGTGCTATCCTTTTTCTCCTAGGGTGATAAAGGCCACGGTGCTACTACCGTAGGGTCGCAGTTCAAACCCCTCACAGCCCCCTAGGTGGCTCGTCTTACAACGGACCCCCGTAAGCCCTAGCGCAGCCTTACCTGCCCTAACGATGGCGCGGTCTGTCGCATAGGTGGGAAGCTCAACCGTTTGCCGGTTCTTCCATGAACCGTTTGCCTCGCTGCCAAAGGTGTCTTGTAGCTCACAGCACCACGTAAGAAGGCGTGGTGCGTCAGTAGGTTGTGTCACGGCAGCAGATAATGAAGGGTGGAACGGTCGGTAGGGGCGCCACCTAGCAGCGTGGCGCGGGCTGCAGTGGAGCGCTGCAGCATGCGCGCCGCGTCGCACCCCAGGGAATAACCCAAGCAGCCGGTCATAAATGCGAGCACGGCAACGGCTGCCAGGGTGGTACGGGGGCCGGTCATGCTGCCTCCTGTTCGGCTTGCGCTGCAGCGGTGGGCGCCGCATAATTCAGCCCCATGGCCCCGGCAATCCGCTGCAGTCGCTGGATTGTGGATTGCCGCGTGCCCACTAGGTCGGACTCTCCCCGGTCTGCCGCACGCTGCAGCTCCTGTTGCATGACCGCCACGTAGTCTACGATGGCGGTAAGAATCTCGCCATTGTCAGCGTAGTATACCAGTTCTTTTCGGTCGTTCTCGCACCAGAGGTCGCTGACTGACAACATGCCGGAAGACAGCGAAACATGGGCGCCACCATCGAACCGGTGAGTGGTTACCGTGGTTCTCGTGGGGGTTTCATTGTCGCGCCGTTCTTCAGTGGTAACGGTGCGGACTGTTAGGCTCAACATGGTTCAGGGTGGAGAGTGGCGCGGGTCGGCCTTGCCTCTCGCCTACCATTGTAAGCACACTTCCCGCCGGATGGCAACCTAGGGTTAACGGGGGCAGTATGCGCCAATGGCGGCACGCAAGCGGTTAGGTTTCACAGCCCTGGAGATCGCCGCACAAGTCGGGCAAGTCCGCGAATGGCTCAGCCACGGCGTACGGCCAAACCAGATTCGCGAACGCTGCGCTTCCGAGTGGGGCCTTGCTACCCGGACCGCTGATATGCGCATAGCTTCCGCACGGCAAGAGATGGTGCGGGATATTGAGTCAATCGATCGCAAAGAGTTAGCTGCCCAAGCGCTCGAAACCCTGCTGAAGATCCAGGAGATGAGCCTGGATACCCGGCAGGGATCGAACGCTATTGGCGCTACGCGCCTAATGTTGGAGCTTGCGGGAATCCTAGGTCGCACCAGCTAAGGCACAGTGGCTAGCGCTGTCAGGCTGCCGCTGCAAGCGTGGCGCGCACGCGGTAGCGGGTAACCCCTAGGTGGCTCGCAATCTTGCGTTGTGGCCACCCATAGGCCGCCAGGCGTCGGATCCGCTGATCCCGCGACAGGGTGGCGCAGTCCAGCACGAGCAGGGGGAGCGTGATGGCCACTAGGGCCCATAGCAGGGTGGTTAGGAAGGCACAGAGAATGGGGCGCATGGCGGAGCGGTCGTAGTGGGGGAAGGGTGAGAGGGGGGAAGGGTGGGGCGGGGTGTCTGTCGTGTGGGGTGTGTCTGCCGTGTGGGGTGAGGGTGTCTGCCGTGTCTGCCGTGGTGCGGCTTGCGCAGCGCTGTACTCTCTCACCCACACTGCCCCTAGGCATCCCCTCAAACATGCCCCACTGGCCAATAATCCAGGAAGAAGTCTTCCCGGTCCACCAGACAGACCGCGGCACCATCGCACACCCCACGGGGGCGCAGCCGGAAGGAGTCGGTCGTAGGGTCATATCCGACTACGATATGTTCTGAAGCGTCGGTCGTATCGGCCACGATGGTGGCGATAGTGGAGAGAACGCGATCCATGAAGGTGAGTGGTAAGGGGCATCTACTCTCCCTTACCCTCACAGTCTAGCACACACTGACGGCCGCCGTGTGACCCCCCGTTACAATTCGTAACCCTCCCCCCACGGCGATGGCGGGAGTGGGGGCGGTGCTACCCAACACTCTCTGGTCAACCCCATTTTGAACTACCCTCACACTCTACCACCCTGCCCCCTACCCCCCGTTACATTGCTATGCAAGAACTCCCCCAAGTGGTATGAGCCTGCTGGCCCGAATCCCCGCAGGCGGCTGCCTCACCACCCCCACCAGCAGTGGAACGCGCTGCACCGACGCCCTCGATAAACTCCGCCCCCGCATCCTCGACAGCCTGATCCCCCACCAACGCGACTTCTGCGTGGATCGGGACACCAAAATCCTCGGCCTCTGCGCCGGCTTCGGCGCCGGCAAGACCCGCGCCCTATGCGCCAAGGTCATCATCCAGGCCACCTACAACCCCAACACGGTCATGGCTGTGTTCGAGCCCACCAACATAATGATCCGCGACGTGTGGCTCCGCGAGTTCGACCTCTTCCTCGAAGAGTTCGACATCCCCCACGACTTCCGCGTCTCCCCCCAACCCGAATACACCATCCACACCCCAAGTGGAACGACCTCCCTCCTCTGCCGCGCCACCGAAACCTTCAACCGCATCCGCGGCCAAAACCTCTCCTTCGCCTGCGCCGACGAAATCGACACCTCCCCCCAACTCATCGCCGAAAAAGCCGTCGAAATGATCCTCGCCCGCCTCCGCGGTGGATCGCTCCCCCAACTCGCCCTCGCCTCCACCCCCGAGGGCTACCGCGCCATGCACCGGCTCTTCGTCCAGGACTTCCACGACGCCGAAGCCACCTCCAACGTGGAACGCCTCACCACCCTCCAGCGCGAGCGCCGCCTCATCCGCGCCCGCACCGCCGACAACCCCCACCTCCCCCCGGGCTTCATCGACACCCTCAAGTCCGCCTACCCCCCACAACTCCTCGCCTCCTACCTCGAAGGCCAATTCGCCAACCTCGAAAACACCACCGTCTACTCCTACTTCGACCGCGACACCCACTGGTGCGACACCGAAATCGAACCCGACGACCGCCTATTCGTCGGCTGCGACTTCAACATCAACGCCGTCTTCACCGAAATCCTCGTCCGCCGCGACTCCGAGTTCCACGTTGTCGCCGAGCACCACCCCAAGGACACCCCCACGATGGTTCGCCTCCTCCAAGACACCTACAAATCCCACTTCAAAGCCGGCGAAATCGTCATCATCCCCGACGCCGCCTCCCGCCACCGCAGCACCACCAACGCCGCCGAATCCGACCTCTCCATCCTCCGCAAAGCCGGCTTCTCCATCAAGAACCAGCTCGCCAACCCCCCAATCGAGGACCGTGTGAACTGCGTCAACATGCTCCTCCTCGCCAACCGCCTCCGCGTCCACAACCGCTGCCGCTACCTCATCCGCGCCCTTGAACAACAAGCCTACGACTCAAGTGGAAAGCCCGCCAAAGGCCGCGGCGGCCTCGACGACCCCTCCGGCCCCGTCGACGCCCTCGGCTACGCCGCCTACAAACTCGCCCCCCTCCGCCGCTACGCCACCGGCTCCAGCAGCTTCCCCACCTACTGAACGCTACGCTGCGACAAACCTGCGACAGTCTCATGCCCCTCAAACGTGGCACGTCCAGCAAGACCGTCAGCAGCAACGTCCGCAAACTCATGGACGAGGGCTATACCCAAAAGCAGGCCGTAGCCATCGCCCTCTCGAAGCGGGGCAAGCGGGGCAAGCCCCGCAAGTCGCGCAAGCCCAACGCGCTATAGTGTGCGTGGTTCAGTGTGTCTGTTGTTCAAGGCTCCCATCGCTGTAACGGTGGGGGCCTTTTTCACGGGCCGCGCCGGTAGCTCTGGAAAACTAGGGTAGTACCGCCTCTGCGTGGATCGTGAGCGACAACAGCAGCTACCCCGTCGCCGCCGCCATCCCCGCAGCCCCGGCCTACACCCTCCCGCTTCCATCGGGCGTCAACGACTCCGACCCCTCGAAGCGCTCCCAACTCGTCCAAACGATGGAGCCCGACTGGGCCCCCATCGACCTCTGCGTCGGCGGCACCACCGCACTCCGCGCCAACAGCACCACCTACATCCCCAAGGAACCCCGCGAGGACGACGCCGCCTACAACCGCCGCATCTTCCACGCCACCCTCCCACCCTTCCTGACCCGCCTCGCCTCCCAAGCCGCGGGCGTCATCCTCCGCAAAGGCATCCAGATCGAGGGCGACGACTACTGGACCACCTGGGCCAAGGACGTAACCGGCGACGGCACCACCCTCGACGAATACGCCCGCACCAAACTCATCACCGCCTTCCTCTACGGCCACCACAGCACCATCGTCGATTTCCCCGACACCGCCCCCGCCTCCAACCTCGCCGAAGAACGCGCCCAAGCCCGCACCCCCTACCTCGTCCCCATCACCCCCAAACAAATCCTGGGGTGGCGCACCTCCGGCACCAGCTGGTCGAGCGCCCTCTCCCAAGTCCGCATCCGCGAAACCGTAATCCTCACCGAAGACCTCGGCCGCTTCGGCGAGGAAATCACCGATCAAATCCGCGTCCTCGAACCCGGCCGCTACGAACTCTGGCGCCCCAAAACCCCCCGCACCAACCTCCCCCCAAACAACCAAATCCCCGGCCCCACCTCCTGGGAGATTTACAAATCCAGCACAACCAGCCTAGACCGGATCCCCCTCGTCACCGTCTACGCCAACCGCCGCGGCAACCTCCTCAGCACCCCACCCCTCCTCGAAATCGCTCACCTCGTCATCGCCTACGCCCAGCGCTTCTGCGACTACCACCACTCCATCCACGTCGGCGCCTCCCCCATCCTCACCCTCCTCGGCTTCGACGACACCGAACTCAAAGATGGAGAGGCCGGTCTCTCCGTCAACAACGCCGTCCTCCTCCCCATCGGCGGTGACGCCAAATACGTCGAGCCCACGTCGGACGCCTTCGACGCCCAACTCAAGTGCCTCGCCGCCCTCGAAGATCAAATCTCCCGCCTCGGCATCAACACGCTCACACAACAAAACTTAACAAACGCAGCCGCCGAGTCCCGCCGCCTCGACCGCATCGACAACGACTCGATCATGGCCGTCATCGCGGGCGACCTCGAACGCGCCATCCGCGAAATCTTCGACATCGCCTCCGCCTACGTCGGAATCGAACCCCCCGAAATCTCCATCCCCCGCGACTACGAAAACCGCCTCCTCGACGGCAACCAAGTCACCGCCTACCTGCAACTCTTCATGCAAAAAGCGATCAGCCACAAGACCCTCATCACCATCCTCCGCGATGGTGAGGTCCTCCCCGCCAGCCTCGACCCCGACGAAGAAATCTCCGCCGTCCAGGAGATGCTCGAAGAGCAACTCGCCATGAACCGCCTCGGCCTCCCCGACTCCCCGGGTGGTGCGGACCTCGCCTTCCAGAACGCCGGCCAAGGCGAATCCCTGAACAGCCAGACCCTCCCCACCCCCATGCGCCCCGGCCGCAACGCCGACTAGCGCCGCACTGACCCCCACCACCCATGACCGAGCAGGAACTCCTCACCGCCCTCGCCCGCGCCCTCACCCGCCGCGAGGACCTGCTGCGCTCCGAACTCCGCCCCCAGATCCTCGAACTCATCCTTCGCATCCGCGCCCTCCTCCTGCAGTCGTTCGCCCCCACCGCCTCCGCCCCCCTCCGCAGCTTCCTCTACGCCCAACTCCGCCCCGAGATCCTCGCCCTCATCCAACCCTTCACCAACACCTACTACACCTCCATCCGCGCCATCCTCCCCGAGGTCCACGCCGACCTCCGCCGCATCAACGCCGCCTACTTCAACATCACCCCCGACGCCCTCCCCACTCCCACCCTCACCGCCCTCCTCACCAGCGCCACCATCCTCAATCGCTCCGCCAGCGCCCTCCTCTCCCCCTCCCCCAACGGCATCTCTCCCCTAACCCTCCAGATGGAGCGCTTACTGGACACTTCCGTCCTCGCAGCAATCCTCCGCGACGAGCCCAACGACCGCCTCGCCTCCCTCCTCATCACCGCCACCAACGCCGGCCCTGCCATCCGCAAAGGCACCGTCGCCAACGCCTGGGTGGAACGCCTCCGCGCCACCAACTCCGCCCTCCTCTGGTCCCTCGTCCCCTCCGTCCAGACCGAAGCCGCCGCCCTCGCCGACCCGCCACCCCGCGCCTGGCGATGGAACGCAATCCTCGACCCCGACACATGCCCAATCTGCCGCCCTCTACATAAGACGCTCGCGGCCACCCCCGAAGACTTTCCCCACGGCCCGCCACCTCTCCACCCCCTTTGTCGCTGCATTCCTATCCCCGTGTGGGGCTAACGTTTGCCCGCCCAAGTAGATCGCGGCTCGGCAAACTAGGAGTGTACCCTCACTTAACCGCGTGGCTGAACAAGTCAACGGGATTCCTCCCGTGGAGGAATCGAGTGCATCCGCGATGCCCTCACCCGACGCACCCGGCAACTCTTCCGACGAGCTTGCCCGCCTCCGGGCAAAACTCGAACTCGTCACCAGCGACAAGCAGCGAGCCGGCGAGAAAAACGCCGCCCTCAACGCCCGCCTCCAAGAACTGGAAGAGTCGCTCCGTGCGACGCAGGCCCAGCTCAAAGACGGCCAGACCCAAAAGCTGGCCGACTCCGGCGAGTACAAACGACTCTGGGAAGAGGCCAAGGAAACCAACCTCCAGCTCGAACGCCAACTTGCAGACCTCAGGGCCGAACTTGACGCTGTGCGTCAATCCAACGCCGCCGAGAAACTCGTATCCCGAGCCCTCGTTGAGATCGGCCAAGCTGACGCCCGCAGCCCCGAGCAACTCCTCGACCTCCTCAAATCCAACCTCACCGAGGTAGGTGGAAAGCCCGCAGTCATCACCGGCGGCATCGAAGTCCCCCTCTCCGAGTACCTGACGCGCCTCCGCGCCCCGGACTCCGGGTGGGACCACCACTTCAAAGCCATCGGCGCCCGAGGAATGGGAACCGCCCCCACGGTGCCCACCGGCACCGCCCCCGCGACCAACCCCTACCTCCAGTCCCCGCCGAACCTCGACGAGATCGCTCGCCTCTACACCGAGGACCGCGCTCTCCACGATCGCTACAAAGCCGAGGCCTTTCGAGGCTGAGCGGTACGCCCACCACAACCCCTGAGATCCAGCCATGGCTGCTGTCCTGCGCAGCGACGTAATCATCCCCGAGATTTTTACGCCGTACCTCATCGAGGCTTCCACCGTCCGCAACAGTTTCCTGATGTCGGGAGTGGTTACAGCCCTCGACGCCCTCAACGCCACCGAGGGTGGCGATACCGTCAACATCCCCAACTGGAAGGCCAACCTCGACGGTGACGCCGAGCGCCTGACCGACACCACCAGCCTCACCCCCGGCAAGATCAGCGCCGACAAACAGGTCGGCGTGATCCTCCACCGGGGCCGTGCGTGGGAAGCCCGCGACCTCGCCAGCATGGCCGCCGGCTCCGACGCCATGGGCGCCATCGGCACCAAAGTCGCCGACTACATCGCCAACCAGCAGCAGAAGGACCTCATCGCCACGCTGAACGGCGTGTTCGGTGCCCTCGGCAGCTCCAACACCGGCGCCGCCTTCGCAGACCTCTGTGTTGACGCGAGTGGGTCGGGCGAAACCAACCTCGGCCCCCGCCAAATCGCTGCCGCCGAGGTCATCCTCAACGAGGACGCCGACAAACTCGGCGCCATCGTCATGCCCCCCAAGGTCTACGCCGACCTGAAGGAGCGCAAGGCGATCGACTTCGTGACCGCCACCGATGCCCGCGTCACCGCCTCCACGGTGGCCGCCGGCAGCATCCAGGCCCTCAACGCCTTCGGTGGGTCGCTCGCCGCTGCCTACACCGCCAACCTCGCGGTCCCCTTCTACATGGGGATGCGCGTGATCCGCTCCAAGGATCTCCCCACCTCCGGCAGTGGCTCGTCCACCAAGTACGCCTGCTACGTCATGGCTACCGGCGCCGTGGGCACCGGCCAACAGGCCGCCCTGCGCTCTGAGACCGACCGCGACATCCTCGCCAAGTCGAGCGCGATGTCCGTGGACTGGCACAACGCTTACCACCCCCTCGGCTCCCGTTACAAGGGCACCGTCAACCCCACCCGCGAGACCCTCGCCACCGCCACCAACTGGGAAAAGGTCTTCGAGACCGAGAACATCGGAATCGTTCGCCTCACCGTCACCAGCTCCTTCGACTAAGGCTCGGGCCCGCGCCCTCGCCGGTAACAGCCCCGTCTTTGCGGCGGGGCACCTTTCTTCTCACCCGGACCCTCCCATGGCATCCCTCTTCGATCTGGGCGACATCCCTGTCGGTCTCATCCCCGGCCAAATGTCGCTCGCTGAGCCCACGGCAACCGCCACCCTCAGCGCCGCCAACAGCTACAACGTCATCATCCGCGGCGTCCCCACCGCCGCCGCCACCTACACCACGGCAACCGCCACCGCCATCCTCGCCGCCCTCGGCGACGACACGGCCATCGGCACCACCTTCCAGGTCGTGGTCATCAACGCCTCCGCGGGCGCCAACACCATCACCTTCGCAGGCGGTGACGGCGTAACCGTGTCGGGCGTCGCCACCGTGGCCCAGAACGCCTCCAAGGTCTTCCTCGGCCGCGTCACCGGCGTTACCACCCCCGCCATCACCCTCTACGGCCTCGGCTCCGTCGCCGCTGCCGCCGCGTGATGGGAGCGTTTCGCGCTCTCCATCACACCCTGGCCCCGCTTCCCGCGGGGCTTTTTCTTCTTCCGAGTGGATAGCCCATGGGCATGATGACCTTCCGGCGCCTACGCGCCCAAGAAGCCGCCGCGGTCACAGGCCGCAGTACCCCCGCTCCGGCGTCCCCACCACCCCCCAGCCCGCGGAAAACTAGGAGCAAGGAGAGCCTGTCCGATGCCGCTAGCACTGATCCGCAGGCTCATCAAGGGCACCCCGCTGACAGCGGCCGAGCACGACGGTAACCTCAACGTCCTCGAAGCCGCCATCGCCGCCTCCCTCCAACCAGGCCAGGCGATCCCGTCCGACGTGGAGTGCCGCAACAGCAGCGGCGTAGGTCTGACCGCAGGCGCACCGGTCTACATCGTCAGCAGCTCTGGCACCAAACCGACGGTGGCCCTTGCGGACGCCTCTTCGGAAGCGACCGCTGCCCGCTCGCTGGGCCTGGTTGTTGCGACCGTGAACAACAACGCGGACTGTGTGGTCCGCACCCATGGCATCTTGGCCGGCGTCAACACATCGGCGCTCACCGAGGGCGCCGCGGTCTGGCTGTCCGAGACCACGGGGCAGCTCACCAGCACCCGCCCCACACAGCCGGCGCACGGCGTGTTTTTCGGCTTCTGCGTCAAGCAGGCCGCGGGCACTGCCGGGATCCTCTACGTCAACGTCATCAACGGGCAGGAGCTGGATGAGCTGCACGATGTTCTGATTACCGGCGCACCGCCTGCAGCTGAAGCCCCGCGGCCGGCGTTGGTGCGAGGGCCAGACGGCCTATGGCGTGATTTACTGCTGACACCCGGTGATGTTGGGGCGGCCCCTGCAGCGCAAGGCGTCACCAATGGCAACAGCCACAACCACGACGGCGGCGATGGTGCGCAGATTGCGTATAGCACCCTTGCGGGATTGCCAACGCTTTTTAACCCTGCTGTCCCTGGGGCGATCGGCGAAACCACGCCCAGTACCGGCCGATTCACCAGCGTCGGCCTCGGCGGTGTCGCACCCCGCACCGGCTACGCGGCCGTGCTGGGCTCGAATGTTCTCCCCCGGGCGCAGATCGTTACGGCTGCGGGATCGACCTACACTTGCGACATCCGGGCCGCCAATCGGTTCATGTTGGCAGCCGCTATTGCGGAGAATACTACGATCGCGTTTTCCAACGTTGCAGACCTTGCGGTGGCAGGTGGATTTGCTGAATATGTTGAAGTAGAAGTAGACTTTCGTTATACCTCCGGTGTTATCACAATCTCAGCCGCTGACTTTACCACTACATGGGACGGCAACACTGCGGCAACGCCCACGGCTGGCGAGATTGAAACGTTGATTGTTCGCATCACTCCAGCCATAGCAAGCACGCCGTTTAGTACAGCCACGGTCTACGTGGCACCCATGCGAGGGAGGACGTGATGCTAGGGCGTAGTTTGTTGATGAAGGCTAGTGGCAGCCTGCTTCTCTATCCAGCGTATGTCCAGGATTATCTAGACCGGGTAACGGCCAAAGATGTCCAAGGTGGCAATAGCCAAGGACTAGAGCGCGGCGTCACGGATGGCTTCAACGTGGCGCTACAGGATCTGGTAGCAGATACCAGCCTTGGCATCAGCGGCAGCGTCATCGCGCAGGCCGCCAGCAAGATCAAGGCCATGCCGTTCATGTGCGGCGCTCGCACCTTGCTGGGTTGCTTGGAGCCCGTTGTGGGCCCAGCGCCAACTCGGTTTGGCACTGAAGGCGGGTGGAACTACAACAGGAAGACGGGACTGGCCGGAAACGGAACAGATAATTACTTAAACAGCAACCGAGCAAACAACGCAGACCCGCAGA